TCACCCGCACCAGGCCCATCCGCCGCGCCGCCGCCAGCTTCCCCGGATGCACCGTGAAACTCTCCCCCATCGCATGATCGCCGATAAACTCCCACGCATTCAGCACCAGCGACCCATGCCGCAGCATATACACCCCGAAGACAACTCCGGGCGCGTCATCCGTCTGCGTCAGCCGCATCCCGTAATCCCGCCGCCCCAGCGACTCCACCAGCCATTGCACCCCATCCACCGGCAGCGCCACATCATGCTCCAGCGTCAGCAGCGCCCCGCAATCCGACGCCAGGAACAACTCCCGCGCCCGCTGATACTGCGCCAGCACATTCCGGTGACTCAGCCCCGCAAACGGATTGTGCACCCCCACCTCCCGCACAATCTCCCCCTCAAAATCCTGCCCCGCCACCGACGCCTCACACTCCGGCCGCATGGCCAGACTCCCATCCTCCTCAACCCACGTCGGCGTAAAAACCATCACTTTCATAATCGCATCACCTGGCCTCCCCCTCGTATCTCGTATCTCGTATCCCGTATCTGGAGGAGGCCATTCTTCACTCAAAACTCGTCACTCGTCACTCGTCACTAAGCAGTCGGATGCGTCGCATACACAATCGCTTCCGCCTGCAACACCTTGTAGACGGTGCGGAAATAATAGTGAAACTGCACCTGGCCCTTACGCGCCAGCGAATACGGATCGCGCAGGAACGTCAGGCCCGGAGCCTCCCGCATGCCCACATAGCGGAAATTGCCCAGCACCAGGCTCTTCGCGCTCGCCTGCACCGCCGAAGCGTATTCCGAGTTGTAAACCGGAAAGCCCCAAATCTCCGGCCGGCCGCGATCCGACCCCGCCGGATTCGGCGCGTAGAGGAACGAATCCCCCTGCGCCCCACGAATCAGGCCCTCGGTCGCCCGCTTGATCACCCAATTCGCGCCGTCGGCGTACTCGCCCGGCAGCTTGTAAACCAGCTCCGGAATCTCCGCGTCGCCAATCGAAGCCGCCGCGTCCAGAGTCAGCGCCGCCGTGCCATTCGCCCGCGCCTCGGTCATCAGCAGCGAGTTATGAGTCCGCGCCATCCCGCGCCCCACCCACTCCGAAAGGAACTGGAGCAGCCGCGAATCCTCATCCTCGAGCAGCTGATAACTGAGCTGGAGCGTCTTCGAATAGAGCACCAGCGTCATCGCCACCGTGCCCAGCGCCGGCGCGTCACGGTCGAAATCATTGGCCTCCGTAGTGGCCACGAATTCCCCGTCCGCCTCCGCGTCGACCGTCACGTTGACCGTGGTTCCCTTGCCAGGGATATTCATCACCCCCAGCTTCGAAGCCAGCAGGTCCTCATCCCGACGGGCGATGATGCCCTGATAATGGCCCGTCGGCACCGCATACCCGCCGTCGGCCGACGTCCCGATATTCATATCGGTATCATTCGAGGCGCGTAGCTCCTTGATGCCGCCGTCGTCACCCGTCCGCAGCCAGTGCGCCCACGCCCGCTCCTCCGAATCGCCAGCCTTCGTCTTGTTGAACGCCGGCGCACCGCGGCGAGAAGCGCCCTGCGTTTGCGTCCCCAGGCTGCGCTCCGTCTCCTCCACCAGCTCCTCAACCTCTTCCATCCGCGCAATCCGCGCCTGCAACGTTTCAACGAGGCCCTTCAGCTCGTCATACTCCGTCTGCTCCTCCGCCGTCAAATCGCGCTCTTCCGCGGAAGAGAGATCATTGATCTCCTTCATCCGCGCCACCTTCTGCGCCCGCGCCTGGCGCAACTCCTTCAAAGTCTTCATCTCATTTCTCCATTCAGAATGTCAATCTCTCGTTGCCGCGCCGCCCGCCGCGCCCGCGCACGGACCCGCTCGCCCTCAACATCGCCGGCGGCCTCGCCGGCGTCATCTTCACTCGTAACTCGTAACTCGTAACTCGTCGCTTTATTCCGCGCCTCCGCGCTCGTCTGCGGATAAGCCGGATACGTCACCACGCTCACATCAAACAAATCCACATCCCGCAGCACCCGCACCAGCATCCCATCCTCATCAATCCACTCATCCTCCCGCACATAGAACCCGAAACTCATCTGGTTCACATCCCCCCGCCGCATGCTCTCCAGCAAATCCTCCGCCCACGTGGTCGCCGGCGGCCGAATATTCACCCCCAACCCCCGCTCATCCTCCGCCAAATCCAGCGTCCCCGCCCGATTCCGCCCCAGCACATACTGCGAGTTGTGGTCCCACAACGCCCGCACATCGTTATCCGCCACCGACCGCGCAAACGCCCCCGGCGCGATCCGCTCCCGCCATCCCCCCAGGTCAACGCTCAACTGCCCAAACACCGCCGCATACCCCTCAATCTCCGGCGAGGAATCGGAATCCCCCGCGGCCCGCACCTCCAGCCGCTCCACCGGCCACGCCCGCCGCTCCACCTCCCTCTTATCTCGTATCTCGTATCTCGTATCTGCCATCTCATTTACCCCGCGACAACCATGCAATCGCATCCCTCATGCGCCGGCGCGTGCCCCACATTCGACCCCACGATCAACGGCACGTCCGCCCCAATCGGCAAAAACGACTGCCCCACGCTCAAATAAAACGAATCAATCCCCACCGTCCGCCCCTTCAACGAATTGCAATACGGGCAGTTATCCCCGAACGTCACCCACGTCTTCCGCGCCACCCCCAGCAGCCCCAGAAACGCCAGCGCCAGCGCGTTATTCCCCCGCACGCTCTCCTCCCTGGCCGTTCGCGCCGGCTCCACCTCCCGCCAGTGCGCCAGCAGCTCGTCAATCGCCGCCTGCTGCGCCGCCGCCTGGCCGTCCTCTTCTTCTTCCCCCTGCGCCTCTTCCCCCGCCTCCCGCATCACATCCCGCAGCTTCGCCTCCCGCCGCCCCGCATGCCGCTCCGCCGCCGCCCTCGTATACGCCTCGAGGAACTCATCCGCCACCGGAGCCTCATCCGCCCCCACCTCCCGCGCCGTCAACTCCGCGATCTGCGCCGCGTAACTCGTCATCAGCGGCCGATACTGCCGCTCCACATAATCCACGTGCTCCGGCCAGAACTCCCGCAGCCACCCCTCAAACTCCTCCACCTTCCCCTTCCCCAGCAACCGCCGCGCCGCATTCCCGATATCATTGGCCTCCCGCTTCACCACCCGCCCCGCCACATCCTCAAACATCGGCAAATACGCCACCTGCAACCCATGCCGCGCCTTCGCCGCCTCCACCTGCTCCGCCCTTATCTCCGCCCCATCGGCGAGCACCCTATTCTCCCCACTCGTCACTCGTCGCTCGTCACTCGTCACTTCATCCGCCCCAGCCTCTCCAGCCGGCACCATATTCAACGGCACCAGATAAACATCCCCCCCCTCAATCGGATTCAGATTCTCAATCTCCCGAATGTCATTAGCCGAAAGCCATCCATTCTGACGGCCGATCGAATGCGCCTGGTACCGGCTCACCGTATCCCCCCGCAGCAGCGCATCCGGCAAAAATTCCGCGAAATACCGCCCCCGCTCCTCCCCAATCAACCGCACGTTGATCGCCTGCTGGAAGCGCACCAGCCACGGCTCCATCGTGAAAACCTTAAACTCAATCGACTGCTGCTCGATGTTGCTGAAAGTCGCCTTATCCAGATCCCCGATCATATGCGGCGGCACGCGGAAGATGCTCGCGATCTGGCTCCGATTGAACTTCATCGACTCCAGGAATTGCGCCTCCTCCGGCGGCACCCCCACCTGGCGATACGTCATCCCCTCCTCCAGAATCGCCAGCCGATGGCTATTGCTCAACCCCCCATGCGTCTCATTCCACGTCTCCCGCAGCCGCTCAAACGCCTCATCATCCAGAATCCCCGGATGCTCCAGAATTCCTCCCGGCCGCGCCCCATTCCGAAAGAACGTCGCCCCGAATGCCTCCGTCGCCAGCCCCATCCCCACCAGCTGCCGCTGCATCCCGATCGGCGAATACCCCTTAATCCCATCCGGACTCAACCCCCGCACGTGAAAAACATTCTCCCCCCGCAACACCGTCTGCTTTCCATCCGGCAGCTGATACACATACGCCAGTCCATCCCCCGTCCGCCGAATCTCCGTCATCATATCCGGGCGCAGCGGCCCCAACCCCACCCCCCGGGCCCCCCC